TGCGTCTCCGACCCAGCAAGTTTGGACAGCTTGCTGGGCTGGTCTTGTCCACTCTGGCTGGGATTCGCTCCGGGTGGCATGGTTCCTTCACCAGTGGTATGTCCGTACGAGGCCGCGAGGCTTTGTCTGGCAATCCACTGTGCTGAAGGCGTTGTGCCACGCCGTCCGTCATTCTTCTCTGCGAGCACACGGTGGGGGCCCTACCGTTTCCGGAATCCGAAAGGATGTCCGGAAGGCCCTTTGCCGTATGGCCGAGAGAAGACCGACTGACGGCTTCGCGTTCAGTCGTCTTGCTCGAGCCCTGCCCGAACCGCCTGTGGAGGCAGTTGCAGTGGCACTCGAGGAGGCACGACTGGTCGCGAGCCGGAGCTATCCCACATCGGATTGGGCGCTCGGCTCTCTTCGCACCTTCGTCGCCGCCCCACGGCGGTCTGACAAGAAGCGGTTGAGAGTTCCACGAGCGCTCCCCTCTTCCACGTCCAGTTGTCGTGAGAGCAATGCCTCTCACGGCGGCTTGGATGGCCACTTGAGACGTCTCGGGTATGCAGCTGAGGCTGAGGGACTTCGTTATGATGAAGTCTCTCACCTTGCTCAGGATTCCCTCGGCCGGTTCTGTTTGAGCCGAGCGAGAATAATCCTGAGGCCTGCTCGAGGCGTCTCCCCAGACTTCGACGAGTCCTACCGTTGCGTAGGGGTGCTTGTCTTGCGCCGAGAGCGGGCCCGTAAGGGTCTGCCCCCGGTGTCCGACGCGCACGCCCTGCGCGTCCCTGGATTGAAGGTCCGCGTCATCGGGGTTCCCGACGCGTTGACCTTCATCGAGGGAAGCTGGATCCGACGATCCCATCACCTCCTGGCCCCTGGCCATTGGGTGGTGGGATCTCAGGACGGTAAGACTCCGCTTGGTCTGGGCTACCGCGATGGGACTGAGTTCCACTCCGTCGACCTTTCGAAGGCCACCGACGGACTCAGTCACGACGCAATAGATGTGGTCATCCAAGGCCTGGCGTCGCGGGGTTTGATCAGGCCTGCTGATCTTCCCCTCGCGCGACGCTCGCTTGGACTGGAACCGCTTGCTGAATGGTCCTGGGATGGGACCAAGCAGCTCGCGAGAAGAGGGAGTCCGATGGGCACCCCTCTGTCTTTCGTTGTTCTCTCGTGGGTAAATGCCTGGGCCAGCCAGGCATTCAGTTCCTCGAGACATCACGGTGACGACGGCGTTGGTCGTTCTCCGGTTTGGGCTGGCGCGCCTTTTGATAGGAGCGCGTTTCAGCTGACGGATTACGACTGCGCAGTCACTGCCGTTGGTGGCTCGCTGAACCGCCCCAAGACCTTCAGATCGCCCACCTCGTGGACGATGTGTGAGGTACTTGGGGTACGCACGAGAAAGAACGAGAGCGGAATGGCTGTCTTCGTTGCTCCCCCCTGTCCGGCACCAGGCTTGAAGGCCCCGGTGTTGGCTGAGTCCCGATGTGGCAATCGGTACCTCAAGCGGCAGGAGAGAGTGATGAAGACGCTCTTCCCATGGTTGGTCAAGGACCCGCGGCTCCACCTTCCGGCGGAGATCGGGGGACTTGGCTACCTGGGAAGAGGCCTTGCAGTTTCGCGCGGCCTTCGCGCCCGGCTGGGGGCTCTGGTTTCCAGAGATCCAACATTCGAGCAGGCAAGCGGGCTTAACTGCAAGGCACCATTCCGTGAGGGGGGCCTCTACCCCCGCCCTCTGGTACGCGCTTACCGGCCACAGGAGTACTGGCAGGCGACAAAACTTGTTCAACAAGAGATGTCGACTGTCAGGGATCCTGACGGTGAACGCGTCACCGTCGCACAACTCGCCATCTATGGGTCGATGCTCACTGAACAGGAGCTTCGATTCATCCAGGATGGAAAGAAAGTGCGACGGAGGAGGGACGGGGGCAGACCAGAGAGGACAAGAACAACCACCGTGTTCCGCTCTCTCAAGTTCCGTCCTGCCCGCCGACTTAGTCGGTGGGGCGGGATCCAGAGCCTGAGAAAGTGGGCCGCCAAGGCAAAAGCCCTGACGGTCACGGTGGTTGAAGACGTAGCCTCTGAGATTCGGGATCGAATCCCAGATACCACACAGGGTCGCCAAGACCCGGTATGGTAATGGCCCCCCGTCGCGTAAGCGCCGAGGAG